TAACCTATTACAGTACTTTGAGAGCCAGTATAACCCTGAGATCCAGTATAGCCAAGAGATCCAGTATAGCCAAGAGATCCAGTGTAACCTTGAGATCCAATAAAGCCAGTTGATCCCTGAGATCCAGTGTAACCAAGAGATCCAGTATAACCTTGAGATCCAGTGTAGCCAATTAGTCCCTGAGATCCAGTGTAACCAAGAGATCCAGTATAGCCAAGAGATCCAGTATAACCTTGAGATCCGGTATAGCCAGTATTACCCTTAGATCCAGTGTAACCAAGAGATCCAGTAAAGCCAGTATCACCCTTAGATCCAGTAAAGCCAATTAGTCCCTGAGATCCAGTATAGCCAGTATCACCCTTGGATCCAGTATAGCCATCGGCTGGGCCACGTGAACCAGTAAAACCAACACCGCCCTGTCTAAGTGCAGTAGTATACTCTATATTTTCTTGTCTAACTGTGGCATTATAATGTACATTTGCTTGTCTAATACGTGTCATTATAATTGCCAATAGATTTCGTAAACATTAATGCTCCAGTATACTTAATACGCATAACTTTAATTTATTTATATATAAATAGATTATCAAATTTAAATTATGCATTCCTGAATAGGATATATCATGATATCTATAGCAATAATTGACACAATAGGACTGGTATATGATGGTTCTACACTATCTAAAAGAGGTTTGGGCGGTTCTGAATCAGCAGTAATTCTTATGTCAAAAGAATTAACAAAACTCGGATTTAATGTAACTATTTATAATAACTGTGAAGACTCAATAACTAAACCTGGCACATATGATGGCGTTAAATATAAGCCATTTAGAGAATGTAAAAACTATACTCATGATGTAGTGATATCGTCTAGAACAGTTTTGCCACTGTGCCCAGAACATCACTATAAAAATTTTACAAATACACCTGCATCATTTGAAACTTTTGAAAATTTGCATAAAGCAAAACTTAAAATTCTGTGGCTTCATGATACTTTCTGTGTTGGTGATGAACTCATTGAAGAATTAGTAATTACTGGCTATATTGATGAACTTTTTACTCTTTCTGATTTTCATACATCATATATAACAAATTGTGATCATGGCAATAAAAGAAATTTTGAAGTACTAAAAAACAAAATATTTATGACTCGTAATGGTGCTGTAAATCATCATGAATGGGTAGATATTAAATCTAAAGATTCAAATTTATTTGTATATAACGCATCAGTTACTAAGGGTATGATTCCGCTAGTAACAAAAATTTGGCCAGAATTAAAAAAGAAAATACCAAATGGTCGTCTTGTAATAATTGGTGGATTCTATCGATTTAGAGATAATGCGCCACCAGATAAACAAGAAGAAGATTGGCATATACTTCGAAAGGAATATGAAAGTAAGAATATAGGTATTAGTTTTACTGGAATTATTTCACAACGTGAAATAGCTGATATATTATCAAAAGCATCATATTTTCTATATCCAGGAGCATTTCCTGAAACATTCGGAATATCAATGCTTGAGTCCATGTTATATAATACACCGCTTATTACTTGTAGATTTGGTGCTACTGAAGAAACAGCAATAGAACAAGCAAATTATCTTATTGATTATGCAATTGAACCTAATAGTTTATTTCCAAATATTAATACAGATTTGCAATGCGCTAAATTTATTGATACTGCTTATCATGCATACATTAATACATATTTGCATCAGCAGAAAATGTATGCTTGTAATTTAGTAAAAGACATAGCTGAATGGAATACTGTAGCTTTACAGTGGAAGCAACATTTCTTCAAAAAGTTTGGTATCTATATGGATATTAATGAGTATAGATCTGTGCAAATAATTAATGATCGTGTTCATAAGGTGTTTGGCAGAAGATTTTCTAATAATGAAGAATGGAGAGTTAGAAAGAATAAAGAACAAGAAATTGTGGTAATTACGCCATTCTATAATTCTAGAAATTATATTGAAGAATGTATAGATTCCGTGGCAGCACAGGATTATGACAACTGGAAAATGATTCTTATTGATGATGCTTCCACTGATGATTCATTTGATGTTGCTAAAAATTATATAGCAAGTCTTCCAAAAAATATTCAAAATAAAATTGATTTACATCGTAATGCGTCAAATGTTGGTGCAGTATGTAATCAAGTTACTACTCTTAAGAGTATTGATACCAGTATAACTGCTGAGTCTATAATAATGTTTGTAGATGGTGATGATTGTTTAGCTAATGATCCACATATATTTGATATGTATAATAACATGTTTCATGATGGAATTGAGTTTTCGTATGGATCATGTTGGTCAATGGCTGATAATATTCCACTTATAGCTCAACCATATCCTCCAGAAGTCAAGAGAAATAAGTCTTATAGACAATATAAATTTAATTGGGGAATGCCATATACACATCTTCGTGTATTTAAAAAATATCTAATTGACCAAATTCCATATTCTTCTTTTCAAGATGTTGATGGTAATTGGTTTAAAGCAGGTGGAGATAACTCTACTTTCTATAATATTCTTGAAAAAGCTGATCCTAATAAAGTAAAAGCAGTATCAGATATAGTATATCTTTATAATGATAAAAATCCAATAAATGATTATAAGGTGAATTCAGAGGAGCAAACTAAAAATATGGAACAGGTGACTAATTCTAAAGCATATGTCTATAATCCAAAAAAGATTTTAATTGCTATTCCAACCGCCAAGTACATAGAATCAGAAACATTCAAATCAATATATGATCTTGAAGTACCCATGGGTTATGAAACAGATTTTCAATTTTTCTATGGTTATAATATAGATCAAATTAGAAATTTAATTGCAGATTGGGCACAAAAATACGATTATCTTTTTTCTGTTGATTCTGATATAGTAATGCCATCAGATACTCTTAAGAAACTCATAGCGCATAATAAAGATATAGTAACTGGTATGTATATACAGCGTATACCAGGAACACATGCTTTAGAAATATTTGGTATGGGCGGCAGAATGCCTTATGATTTAATTAAAGGTCAAGGTCTTTTAGAAATTGATGGATGCGGATTTGGTTGCGTTCTTATAAAAAGTAAAGTATTCAAAGCTATTGAATATCCACAGTTTGTATATCATTCAGCATTGGACCATAAAGATACCATTTCAGAAGATACTGATTTTTGCTTGAAAGCTAAAAGTAAAGGTTTTAAAGTATGGGTTGATACTAGTATCAAATGCAGTCATAAAGGAACTGCATGGTTCAATGTAGAAGATAATGCAGAAACAGAAGATATGATTAAGCTAAGATATCTTAGTAATCAAGATTTGCTGCCATTAGAACATATCATGTATCTTGCTTCAATGAAAAAAACAAATACGATTCCAGAAGTTATATATGATATAGGTGCATGCGTATTACATTGGCATAGAGAAGCTGCAAAGATCTGGGATAACTCAAAGTACTTTATATTTGAAGCAATGGACGAACCATCTTTTCTATATGAAGAAAAAAATCTTTCATATCACTGCGGTGTTTTAGCTGATCATGATAATAAAATAGTAGATTTTTATCAAAATACAGAACATCCAGGTGGAAATTCATATTATTTAGAAAATCCAGATGTAAATCCAGAAGCTAGTAACTATTTTAATGAATCGCACCGTAGAAAAAAAGTAGGTATGAAGCTAGATACTATTGTAAAACAAAAGTTCTGGCCATTACCTAATATGATTAAAATGGATATTCAAGGAGCTGAGTTAGATGTATTAAAAGGAGCTAATGATTGTCTAAATCATGCTACAGATCTTATTCTTGAATTGCAGCATACAAAATATAATATAGGTGCGCCGGTTGCTGCAGAAGTAATTAATTATCTAAAAGAAAAAGGGTTTCAGTTAATTACTAAATTTACTGAAACACCCTATGATGGTGACTATCATTTTAGGAAAATTATCGAGTAACCCTTGGCGTTACTGTAACTATTCCTTCTACTACTCTAGTTACAGTATTTGCATCATTTACTATACTCACGTCATATACATATCTACCAAAATTCAGATTGGCTGTTTGCCCGGCAGTCAATGATAGTTTAATTAGTCCGTTCAATGGTTGTATAGTTGTATTAGTAGTAAATACTGCAGCTGTATCTGAAGAAGTATACCATCTGCGTATCTGCGCATTTACTGTATATGGTGTGACATTGATTGGATCACCATTCTCATCAGTTACATCAATATATACATCAAATGTAGTTCCCTGATCAATTACAAGATTGGTCTTATTAGCCATTAGACTGTAATCGCACTTCTAAAGATTTTAGCTGTTATTGTATTTGAAGTAGGTGTTAACTGTAAATTAAAACTACCAGCTGTAATACTTGCAGAAAATACACCAGTTGAAGTACCATTATTAATTATGCCATATTCCGTAATATATGCATTAGTTCCATCATGTATACCTAATACTTTGCTAATTTGGAAAGTTGTAGCATTTGATGTTTGTACCAAGTATTCAACCGATCTATATGTAGCAATTGCAAAAGCATCTACAGTTTGTATAGTCGCGGTTGGCCCTGTAAATGTATAAGAATTAGAACTACTATGTACTGTTCCAATTATAAATGTGTTTGAAACATTAGTATTAGTAGAAAATAATGTAAATCGATTTGTGGTATTACCAATACTATAGATAGCATCGGTTGATGGAATTATGCTAGCTATAGCAGTTGTATTACCAGTAGAAATAGTAGTACCTGAAACAGTAAGATTTCCAGATACAGTTAAATCTCTTTGCACTAATACTAAAAGTGCTGATGTATCAAACGTAGTATTGCCGCTAAATGTAGAAGTATTAGATACAGTTAGTTTACCTGAAATATTAGCATTAGCTGAAAGAGTAGTTACACCGGTTACTGCTAATGTATTGTTGAATGTAACTGCACCAGTGGCTGATACAGTATTAGACATTACCACTGCGCCAGTAAGAGTACTATTACCAGATACTAATAATGTATTAGAAAATGATACTGCACCAGTGGCTGATAATGTATTAGACATTACTACTGCACCAGTGGCTGCTAATGTATTAGACATTACCACTGCGCCAGTAAGAGTACTGCCACCAGTTACTGCTATGGTATTAGAGAAAGTAGCAGCACCAGTTACTGCTATAGTATTAGAGAAAGTAGCAGCACCAGTTAAAGTAGATCCACCAGTTACTGCTAATGTATTATAGAAAGTAACTGCGCCAGTAGCTGATACAGTATTAGACATTACCACTGCGCCAGTAAGAGTACTGCCACCAGTTACTGCTATAGTATTAGAGAAAGTAACTGAGCCAGTGGCTGATAATGTATTAGACATTACTACTGC